GGTAATTTTGTTACCTTTACTTGTATGTTAGTTTCAATATCATCGGCTGTTGTATCTGTTTCAGGATTATCTACATCAGCTTTAGCTGCTTCTTCCGAATCATAATCAGCACCTGTTTTTTTATTCTTTACTTCTCGGTGAACTTCAGGTTGTAAAATAGCCACTTCTTGACCTTCAACAATTTCTTTACCAATCTCTTTTGATTCTTGTACTTTTTTAAACGTCATACTGTTATCTCCATTAAACTTATTAATATTTTTACTGCACCTGTTAATTTAATTGCATCAGCTTGTTCTAATACAATAGGTTGCGTTAATATTTCATTTTCTGCACCATCAGCTAAACTTTCTTTAAACAATTCTATTTCTAAACTACTGTTACTACTATCCATCACGGTAACTGTTGTAGTAATAGCACCACCTGATTGATTAGATAAACGAATGCTTTTAACCAAAGCAGTCGTTGGAGGAACAGGAGGTTGGGAATTTTGATCTGCTGTTGGAACTGTGTAAATAGTTCCTGTTGCACTACCTGATCTACTTATAAATAAATCAGCCAAGGAACCACGTCCTTGCTGTCGATTCATCTTTTAAATCTTGTTGATAACCAAAATTTAATTGCTGTACTATTTGCTCTAACAACCTTGTTAAAATATCAATTATATTAGGTTGATAATCAGGGGTTGCTTGAGGAAATCTTGTTGTTGTAATTTTAGCCATTATCTGCCTCCATCTGGTTGTACATCTAATCGTAGTGTACCATATCTCCATTTATCACCAACAGCGTCACTGTCAATACGAACATTTGCTTGTCTTCCTCTACCTCGTAAATCAAATTTTTCTGTTGTGGCAACGACTGTTCTTACAACAGTTGTGTTTGTTGTTGCACTTGGATATGTTTTAAATTTTAATGTTACATCTACGGATCCTGTTAAATCTTTAAAGTTTGGAATACCTCTTCCTATATGTAAGAAGGGTTGACCATCAGCAATATCAAAATCACCTGATTCAATAAATGCTGTAATTGGTAGTGTTACGTTATCATCACCTGTTTCTTGCTGATACAAAGTAGTTGCTCCCGCTGTTAAACCATTAATAACATTGTTAGTTGCAATCCCTGTTGTCGAATATTCTGTAGCATATGGTTTTTGATAAACGCCATAATCTTGCCATGTTGTTCTAGCTAAAGATCCTGTTGACCAACAATCTTCTAGATAATTGTAAGTAACAAATCTATCAATTTGTGTTGCACTATTAGATGTATAAAACCATGTTACTTCATTAAACTCTGAGTTAACAGCAGCAAAAGTTTCTGGTTGATTTGTAATACTAAAATCTTCAAAAACATAATCTTGTACACTACAAGGCATTTTTGCAATAGCACCATCAAATTTATAAAAAGAATTTTGTGACATCCAAAAGGCTGTACCGTTTACATCTACTGCTGAGTGTAAAGATACAGCTCCACAGTTAGCTCCTATTTGTGTTAAGTTAAATGTAAAAGGTGCACCAACAAATTGTAATGCATTTAAACTTGTATCGGTCCAAACTAATACAGCGTTACGTGATCGAACGGCTGTTACAATTTTAGATCCGTCTTGTATTCTAAAAGACCCTGCTGTGTTTGTTGCTGTTGGAACCCATGTGTTGTAATCTTCTTGTGAAGCAAATCGTAAAAATAAATCATCTTGCGTAGTGCTTGAACCGATTGTTGTTTCTGTACCAAATAAAAAGACATGCCTGTCAGGCATTGATACTAAGTTAAAACGTGAAACAGTAGGTGCAGCAGAAATAACAGCAGCAGGTGTTCCTGTGCCAACAGATGTATCCCATCTAAACGTATTTCCATTATTAACTGTTGCTAATAAATCCTCACCAAAGTTATCAAAAGACCAGTTACGTCCTTCTATTGTAACGTTAGACGTAGAACGAGCCGTGCCCCATGCTTCTTTACCCCACTCATACGTACCCCAACCATAACCATACTGTGATACGGCTGTACCAACAGATATTTGATAGGTTGCTGTCGCTGTAGCAGTTGACGTTCCTG